ATAGGGACCGGCTTCTAATTGCAATCCAAACACCTCAAAATCTCGTGCTGTAGACAAACCATAAGAGGACAAGAATATCTGCGTTCCGCTCGTTCCTGTATAAGTAATTCTTTGCCACTCGCCTGTTAGCGTATAAATACTACCTGCAGTCCAGCTATAACTGAAGCCGAACATAATAGTCTCACCGGCCACACCCTTAACGTAAATACTCGCAGTATGCTCAGACGAAATACTCACCGTACGAGATGCGTATGCCGTTGAATCGGCAAATTGTATTCTTGATGAATTTAAAGTCCCATCAGGAGATATGCCGTACTCGTAGGTTATGGTCGTATCACTTCTACTCGTTAAGTAGTTAATGACATTTTCGCTATACGTTACAAGATTAGTCCGAGCAGGTTCTAACAACAATCGAGGACAAGATCCATCGTAGTCTAAGCGATTATCACCCGAATCTACGACCTCTATTAAGCCATCTTTATTAGTCCTAGTGGCTGAGGTGGCACGTGTAAAAGTAAAGTCACCTGTGCCATCTGCAGGGATCGCTGAGTAGACCTTTGTGCCTATCGTACTTGGTATTAATGCAAGGGCAGGATTGCTCATACTAATTCTTCAGGTTCAGGGAAAAACTCAGGATGTAATTCTTTACACTTTTGTGTCCACTCAGCAATCGCAGAAGAAGAACCAAAGGTATGTACTCCTACAGGCGCACACCATATCGTAAAATCTTCCCAATGCTCATCAGGATCACCATCCCATAAAACATCAACGTGATATGTATCTGTCAATACCGCTTCTGTTATTACGTTTCCTTCTTCGTCAATCTCTGCTGGGGTAACGACTAAATTACCAAGTCTTACTATTGCGTGATTGTGTGTTGGATTCCCTTCTTCATCTACGCCTAACGCATTGATTTTTGTTGTGGCTGAACCTTTAGAGCCAAAACTATATTTTCTGAATGTGTTCATAATTTATTATCTGTATAGTTTTTTTAATTATCTTATCTTATTGTGTTTCTTATGTAAAGATTTACCCTTGTTCTTATCATAGGTGTATTTGTTACACTTGTGTTAATGCTATTGCTTCTGAATCTGTTAATGCCGTTGGGAATGCTAAAAATTGCTTTATTGTATCACCATATTCTCTATCAGTATTAAAAGAAGCAAACGGATTTATCCTTGCGCCTAATGATATTTTGTGAATTTGAGGTATTGAACTTGCCGTTCCAGAATCTACTTGAGTACCATTTAAAAATGTTTTTACTGCACCACTTGAACGCTCAAATTTAATAAGTGCTTTATTTGTGCCACTCAAAAACGAAAGCGTTGAAAAACTAACTCCACTCCCAGTAATATTAAAAGAAAATGATGTACCGCCAGCCGTACTATTTAATTGAATAGCATCTAAACTGCCACTCGTTGAATTTTCAGTGTTAAAAACAAATCTAAAATCACCACTTTTACCAGTAGTATAATTAAACTCAACAAATAGAGATGCATCTGTTGTTTGTAAATCATTAAAGGTAAAATTTGTACAAGCATCATCAACTCTGGTAACGGCACTCCCATAGGTAGGGATGTAACTTGTTGCGTATCCTTCTTCAAGTTGAACGCCATAGAAAGAATTTTCGCCAGTTGCACTTGTTTGAATAGATGTTCCATTTTCAGATAGTGCTGGCCATATTGCGATTCTAATTGAACCAGCCGTAATATTATTGGTAATTATTACCCTCCACCAATCTGAATTAAAATCCTCAATCGTTACGTTGTCATTCGCAGTTCCAGATGCCTCATTATATGTTCCATTGGTTGTATCTATAATAACATAACTACGAGATGAATCTAATTGTACCCCAGCATAATGAGATAATGCACCGCTTGTCTTTTTTACAAAAACGCTAAATGTATGGTTTCCAGAAGATAGAGTTATATTTTCTTCAATACGATAATATGTGCCAGTTGATGTATCATTTAATGTAAATGCATTTATATAACCCTCTGGGGATGTTTCAGCATTATCAGTAATCGAACCAGTACCATTTGTAGCCCAACCATTAGCATACTCACTATAAGGCACAAGATTCGTTCTCTGCGGTTCTAAAAGCAAAGAAGGACAAGAAGCATCTGTGTAGTCAAGTCTTGGTAAATCATCTGTAATACCTCCATAAACTGCCGTTGTGGTTGTTTCTAAATATGAGTCTGCGACTAACCCTTGATTTAGTTGGGCATCTTGGATGTATATGCTTCCGCTTGTTGCGCTTACAGTTCCGTTCCCGTCAGCGGGATAAATTCTTACACGAGTTGCAACATCATTCAGACTTACAAACACACGATACCAACCAACGCCAATATCTTCAATACCCTCAATGATGTTTGATGATGATGTAGTACCAATTATTCCGTTTTGCAAATCTACATACGCATAAGCATCGTTAGAACTACCATCTATTTGAATTAACGCCCAAGTAGAAGCGTTTGCCTTCATATAAACACTAAAAGTTAAAATACCACTTGCTGAAAGGTTTTGATATAGTCTACCACCCGCAGCACTCTTGCTTAAAAGCCAAGCATCCGAAGAACCATCGTAACCACTTTGTCCGCTTGTTACACTTGCGTTTGATGTTGTCCAAGTCGTATCAAACTGATTAGACTGCAATAATAAATTCTGCGTTTCCTTTTCAATTAACCCACTTGAATTAACCCTTGTCGCTGAACTTGCTCGTGAAAATGTGAAATCACCACCACCATCGGTAGGTTTAATCGAGTACAATTTACCCTCTTTGTAACCGCTTGGAATTAAAACCAAACTTGCGTCATTGTATAAAGACATATCTAATTTTTTTTAGTTTTTTATATATAATATCACAATAAGTCATTTATTGCGGTAATAGTACAAACTCTTGCCTCTGTTTCTCCACTATCTGCCCCACACCTTGCATCGTAAGCATCGAATAATTGTCTGCCTAAATCTGCTTTTGGAAAAGTCCTAAGACCTTTACTTACGCATTGAAACGCCTCAATAGTCCCTCCATCTAAATATACCCTGCGCTGAAGCTGAGCAGGATCCAGGATATAGAACATCGCTGAACCCCAATTAATGTTATTCTTTAATCCCGACCCGGAACCCCACCAGGTTGAACCATATATCGCGCCGTAGCCTTTCTCGTCAATCATTGTCTTGTCCTTTATACATTATGTACCACTTGTGAATCGTGTAGCCAATCGTGACTACTAACAGCAGGAGCTTTAATATCACGTCTATGTTTGTCATACTGATAGCCAGGCTGCTGAAATTTATGCCGTATATCTTTAAATCCTCAAGACTCATTTTTTTCGTTTTTATTCTTGCCTTCGATTTTCTGTAGAAACCGCTTGAGCAACATTATATTCTTATTTTTAGGCCTGCTTTGGCGTTTCATAGTACCCAGCCGGTAAAGTTAGCCATACGATCAGGATACATATCTTCATTGGTAGCAGCATTGTACTCAGGATAGTCAGCCTGGTTAAACGTCATATAGTCAATGAACCGTCTTGTATAGAACTGAGCAAAGCCCCGGTGCTTCTCAACCAGGTAATCTACTTCCTCCTTAGTGGCTGTCTCGCTGTTTTCCGACCTGTGTCTATAAATACCACCATTGGCCACCGTATACGCTGCAAAAGGCAGGTAATCAACCATAGCGAAATGAATAAGCATCGGCTTAATGTACTCATCGACCAGGAATAAATACGGATTAGTAAGTGTCCCGGCCAGGATGTCGTCTGCAATCCTATCGTAGAGCTTAGACCCCAGGTAATTCTGTATGTGTATTTCCTGTGCGAGCTTCAGAAACTGAATAAACTTATTAATGTCCACCGATCCATCAATCATAGTGTTGCGGACCAGGTCATTATTTGTGATAAAAAGAGCTGTAGCCATTATCTTGCGTCTTTAGGTATGTTCGGGTTATTGGGGCTGAACCCTTTATTCTTCATCTTGTTTGGCGTAATAGCAACCTCATCCTCATTCACCGGAGCGCGAAAGCCTTTACTACGAGCTTTAGTGGTGCTAATCTCAGTTTCTTTGCCATCCTTTAGCATATACGTTCTACGAAACCAGGCGTGGTGGCATCTAGGACCACCTTTGTAAAGCCAAATATCATATGTTGAGGCTCCACCTTCTCCAAAACCAGGATTAACTGCCTTGTTGCTCATTGCCTGGATGTCTTCTTTACGATATACCTTGCCTGCTGAGGTCATCATAGTGCAGAACTTGCGACTCTTGTTCTTACTCTTGATTGGATGAGCGTATTTATAACGGACCTTGAACAATACACCCTCTTGCCCGATCTGCTTACTTGTGCCATCTTGCTCAGATTTAGCTTTTGGTCGTGCCGTACCGGTAGAAGCCAGGCTTAACATCGCATCTAAGCCATCTTCCGAATCATAATCTACCTCACGCTCGTCTACCAGGACATAACCGTCTATGTCTTCATCCTCACCAAGCTCTATCAGCTCCATAGCTACCTTCTCCTGGAGGTTATCGTCAAACTCATAGTTGTCATTAGATAGGCTCATTTTAACTCCTGTCTCCTCTTCTCTCGTTTCCTTATCAGCTACGTTACTCAAGTCCTGGAACTCTAACGGCTGGAGTGTTTTAAAGTAAAGATTCAAAGCAATACCATTAAAAGCCAGGATCTTGTCAAATGCATCGATGAGCAGAGTCTGAAAAGGCCGAATCACCGTGTTATCCATAAGCGTAGAAGCCGTTTGCAGCTCTTCAGCATTATTGCCCAGGCCGGATTGGTCCTTAATACCCAGGAGCATTGGACTAATAACTCCGTGCGCTACCATTATCTTACGCATCGACTCATTTGAAAGGAACTCGTATTGCATATGAGCATCAGAAAGCTGAACCGCGTCTATAGTAGCAGCATTCTCAGCAGATTCATTAAAGCTCAAGATAAAGCGACCAGCATTAGAACTGCCTGAGTACTTATTCTTTATCAAAGACTCCATAAGCTCACGCTCTTCCTCATTAGGAATCCCATTATTCATATTGATTAACATCGATGGGGCCAGGCCATTCATCACATTGTTAATATGAAAGTTAGAAATCTCTTCTTCTAATTGAGCGTACTGAAGCCCACCTTGATAATCAACCGGGCTGTAGTAGTAATGCCCTGCAACATAAGGTCTTACATATAGAATCTCGATAGGCTGATTGCTGAAGCCAAAAGCAGGAATCCGCTCAGGCTCTTCATTAGGCTTAATCTTACTCCAATCAGAGTGATAATAAAACGCCTCAATCTCACCATCGTCATTACACTTTTCCATCGCCAGGGTTTCAACCGGCATATGCTCAATCTGCGCTATGGACTTGCGGTCTTTAGAATAAATCACCTGCATCGCACATTGGCCCATCAGCTTTAAGTCATATACGAGCTTACGTACGCAATCCTTGTGAAAGAGATTTATCATAGCAGCGTACTCAGAAGGCTTACGAGAGCTGTCTGTAGCATCTAGACCTTTTCCATAAATAAGTTGACTAAAACCCTTTATAATGGCGTTATTCGTTGGGCTACCAGCATAGCGGTCAATCAAATATTGAAAGTAGCTGTTATTATCACCAAAGGTTACCCAATCCTTATTCTTCTTAATAGAGATGTCAGGACTTGTATAAGTACTTAGATTAATTACATTTAAATTTCTCATATCTTATATTATCACAAAGTCATTATCCCCGGTGTTATGCTCGGTGTATTGACCTTGATTAATGTTGTAAACGTCATTGGTGGTCTGATCCAGGGTTTGATTAGAAGCCAGGATAGTATCTTTGTAAACGATGTTGTCCGACCCGGATATGACCCATAAATCATACTGACGTCCATCTATCAAAACAGGATCTAAAGTCAAGATAACATTCAAGTAATTTCCAGACCGACCAAATGTTGCTGAATATGTCTGAGTGGTGTTCTTGAGCCGGTCTCTTAAAATGACCTCACCCGAAGTGATGTATTCTCTTGGTATGATTTTTAACTCTACGCTACCTGATGTAACTACCTTTTTCATATATACATATAACGCCACATAAACATAAATTTGCACAAAAACAAATAAAAAAAATTATGGCTCTCTATCCCTCACTCTCATAGGATTTTTTACTTTCTTCAAATCTATAACAAAGGTATTAGAAAATAGACCAAAGTTTCTTAAAATGCTTTAAAATGCCTCTCAGAGCATTTCATCATTTCAGTACAAACACAAAAAAAGGGATGGAAAAACCACCCCTAATTTCGAATTACAATGAAAAAAAATTGACTAAACAAACAAACTAATCTACACTAAATTATGCGCCAGGATCAATCTGTGATGCACTAACTGATACCCCAGCATTGGTCAAAGTCGTGGTTACTGATTCAGTAGCCGATGTCTTAAATAAGAAATTCGCTGGCTTGGTTTCTTGAGCCTGGAAGGTCAAAGTATAACCACTAAGGTCACCCATTGCAGTCCCGGTTACAACTGTACCACCATTAACATCTGCTCCGTGAGCAAGACCCATTGTGAATACATTACCATTGTTATCCTCTACTAAAATGTGAGGCCGGCCCACAGCCAACAAAGCTAATTCATCATTCGTATTCTTGTCGAGCTTCTTTAAGGTAAGAGTCAGTACCTGGTCATAAAATGTCGTACCTGCATCACGGCTCGCAGTAATGGTCTGGTCAAAAGAGCTTGCACCCTTTAACTCAAACTTATATGCTGTAGGAGAATCACCGAAGGTAGTAATAGTATCACTTGACGTATCATAAGTGATTGCCCCCAGGTCTCCGTAATTGATGACGTATACATTCTTAAGACCACCTACTGAATCCTTACAGGGCTCTATTCTTCCTTGCGTTACTAAACAACTCATATGTGTGTCTTTTAAAAGGTTATAGAGGCCGGTTTCCCGGCCCCTAATAAATTAATTAATCTTAGGTATAGTATACGATGTCAGAACCGATTCCGTATTGGATTCCGTAAGTGAATCGCATTACTACGCGTACGTTCTGTGAACCATCAAGGTCAGCCATATCCATTACACGAACCTCATTTCTGTCTGATAATAATCCCGTTCCGAAGAAAAGGTTACCTTTCTCAGCAGCTACCATATCGTTAGTAGGTAGACCAGGAGCGCGGAAAATCTTGATTCCGTCAAACAATAATGATTGGCCTAAGTCTTGGTTAGGACCTTTAGCATCAACACCAGCTGCACCTAAACCGCCTGTAGCGAATCCACCCAAAGCACGTACGTACTGAGCGAAGATGTGATTAGATACGTAGATGTGTAAATCATCTTTGTATTTTACTGGGTTTGGAATGGCATCAACAACCTTACCAAGCTCATCGATGACATTACCAGCAGTCACGGTAGTTCCTGTAACGTCTACTACATCACCATCAGCAGCGAATAAAGTAGTGAAACCTGAGATTCCGTGAGCAGCTCCTGAACCGGCCCAGATTTGTTGCTCGATGTTTTGAGCGACTTTTTCTGATACGTGAGCGATCAAGAAATCAGAGAAGGCTGGAGGCAAGTTATCAAAAGCAGAATAACCCATCTCTACGGCTTCCCAATCAGAGCGGAAATCTTGCTTACATAACTCAAGGTTTACCATAAACTCATCAGGCTGAAGGATACGCTCAGTAAGCGTTACAACATCCTCAGTAGTGGTAAAGTCACATAGAGCATCTTTAACGATGTCACCTGAAGTAAGCTTCTTGATAACCTCTTTGTATTTAACATTCGGCTTAATGGTAACCCCACCTTTATCAAGTGTGTCCCCGGATAACAATGCTGCTGCAATATACTTCCCTGCAAATTCACCAGCATATGTAGTGGTAATTGGTGTATTTAAACTATTTGCCATTTTACTTAAATTTAAAAATTCTTATTAATGATTTTAATTATTGATTTTATTTAGGACTCGATTCAAAATCGTATTCTTAGAATTAGATGCGAATCGAACCATCTCGCGTGACTTATTCGCTCCTTCAGGATTGTGCTTTAAAGGCTGCGCAGCTGCTTTGCTTAACTCAGCTTGTAACTCAGCTTTCTCTGCACTCATTTCCTCTTCTTTCTTTCCGTACCCGGCCTTGACCTCTTCAATCATAGCCTTAATTTCTTCTACGGCCTGCCCTAATTCTTCCTTAGTGACGTATTCAGCCTCAACAGGAGCTTCCTCCTCTTTTACTTCTTCTGCAAAATGAGATTCTTTCACGGTACTTTCAACAACCTTTTTAGGCTCTCTCGCCTCAGCTTCGGCCTCAACCTCAACCTCAGGTTCCATCTCTTCTGTTACCTTGTCTACGATAGCAGAAATGATTCCTTCCTCAGCCACAGCCATTGTCATACCATCTTCCATAAGGTACTCACCAACCGGCATAGCTACCTTCTCGTCTTCTGTAACAATGAATACAGGCTCTTCTGATTCGAATTTCTCTGCCTCTACGATTGTTCCGTTCTCAAGTTTGCGCTGTTCAAGAGCGACCTTCACCCCTAAAATTTCTTTTACTTTACTTAAAACTTCACTTGACTTCATATAATTTATAATTTTAATCCGTTGATAATTTTATCATAAGTGGCGGAGGCCATTTTTATGCCTAACACAATCGTGTCACTTGCCTCGTCTAATAGACTAATACTTCTACGAACCTCAGATTCGTCTAAATCTGCATCTTCCATTAAATTTGCAATTTTTTCTAATTGACCTAATCTCGTATTCACGCGGCTTTTCATCATTTCCAGCTCACCAGCTGAACCCATAACCTCTTCGAGCAAAGCATTTTGCAACTTATTAAATAAGGTCAAAGCATTTTTTTGTGCATCACTAATATTGTTGTAGTGATCAGTTACCTCTTTTACTAAGGCGTCAGCAGATTCAGCTAACTCCACATTAACCTTAGCTAACTCAACTTTTGCCTCATCTTGAGGCTTAATTTTATCGAAAATTCGGCTAATCATTTTACTCATAATTGTCTATATAACGGGTTTATTAATATATTTTGCGTTTAAGCTGTTCGGGTTATACTTCCGATTCCTTGATTGATGAGATACCCCTCACAGCATTCTCTTGAATAAGTGTCTTTGTCTTTGCATAAGCAGGCGCGACGATTGCCACGAGGCACAGCCTTTCCGTATGTGTATTTTTTCTCAGCCATTAATTATTCTTTAAAAGGTTTCTTAATCTTTCTACGATAGCGGATGCCTCCATCTCAGCCAGGGACTCAGGTAACGCCTCTTTTGGTCTCTCAGCCTTGTCAGCAAAATACCCCTCTATGGAAAAGCCTTTTACCTTACCGGTCTTAACGTAGTCATTCCATATCTTTTCGTTGTCTACCTTAATGGCACCCATCCAGGTCCCCACAGGAACATCCATTCCGTACATATTTGACTTGTCATTTGCCTTGTCTTCCACGATCCAGGACTCAACTAGGGTAAGCCCCTGAATAGCCATTTGATGCTCTAAGGTGCTCTTAGATTGATTGCCAGACTTTAGATAAAGCTCAGAAGCCTTCTTGACCGTGTCACGGCTAAAGTATATATAATACTCATCTTCACCATTCACCCGGAATATTGGCTTGTTAGGAATCAGGACCGGACCCATCAGAATACGCTTATCACCGTCTTGTTTTTCAAACTTAACTTCAAGCTTATCTGACTTTAAAGCCACAAAATTCTCTTCTATAGCCGGTGACTCAACAACCGAGATAGCCTCAACACCATCCTCTTGCATTTCGTCAATCACTAATTCTATAATTTTCATACTCATATAACGATACTATATTTAGGTTTTGCGTTTATATAGAAGCTCCTTCTACGATATTTCTTTGTAGACCTTGAGCCGAGGTTACATCATTAGCCACAACGTATGCCTGAACCGGCTGTTGCTCTTGCCCACCGATTGCTTGCGCTAACTGACTCGTGCCACCTTGACCCACTACATTAAAAGCAGGAGGCTGAGGTGCTGCAGGAGTAGAAGGTACTGATACGCTTGGCTGAGCAGCCCCACCGCCCCCAGGAACTTTAGTCGCTGTAATAGCTTTTACATTAGCGATACCTGAAACAATGGCTGCACCAGCAGCTGCAGTAGCCAGGGCAGGACCAATCACCGGAATACCAACCAGGGATCTATACGCTGAGGTAGCCGAGGCAAAAGTATCAATAGTGGCAGCTGCAATGGCAGCAGCTTTCCCGGCTGCACTTTCTTCACCCAGGATTGTAGCCAGGTTTTTAAAGCCGTCACTAATGATGCCCATCTTTTCTTGCTCTGTAAGCTCAGCCCACTGAATTTCATTCTTGGCCTTTTCCGCATTAATGGCGTCTTCGTTTGCAGCTATCTCCTGATCCAGGGCTTGTTTACGTTCCTTGTATTCGTTCTCCGCGTCTATGCGAGCTTGAGTCCCCTCGTTGTAAGTTTCAATCTTATTTTGGAGCCTCTCTAACTCTATCTCTTTTTCAGATTCGAGTATTTCACGCATCCGCTCAAGGCGATTTAATTCATTCTTAATCCGGTCAGCCTCGAACCGCTCACGCTCAAAGCCCAGGCGCGTTTCAGTTTCCTCTGCGGACTCTGTAAGCTCTTGCTGTTCCTTTAAAAGAGCATTATGATTCATAAGCTGCTCAGAACGGAATCCTCCTACCTTAGCTTCAACCGCAGCTAACTCAGTATTTAAAGCGTATAATTCATTGGTTAATTCAACGGATTCGCCCTTAGCATTAATCTCTAATTGTATTGCATCGATACGAGCTTGGACAGTCTTTTTCTCGGCCTCGACTTGCTTGTCTAGAATCTTACCTAATTCTTCATTGGCAGCCATTCGCTCCTCAATAGATTTAGTCTCGTCATCTCTAATTTGACGTTGCTTTTCCGCTGCTAAATCATACTCCTCAACCAGCCTTTGCTGCTGCAGGGCTAATAACTCGAAATTCTTTTTAGAGGCTACAAGTCGCTTAGCTTGAGAATTAGCCTCAGATACGTCTACTTCTTCTATAGCCCGGGTTACACCTTCAGCCACTCCTTGTGCTAATTCACCGACCTCGCCCACAGCTTCAACAAAATTATTTGCTATGTCCGACCCGGCCTGCTTGATACGTTCACCGGTTTCCGATAACTTTTCTTGCGTTTCACCTATAGCCTCATTCAGTCTTTTAATCTCGTCAGGATCTCCATCCCCAAGGAATGATTCTTCCCAGGCTAACTGCGCTTTCTGCACGCCCAGGACAATACCTTGAATCGCCCCTACAACCAGGTTAACCGCCAGGGCCAAACCTCCGCCCAGGACTTTCTTTAAAGCATCAAAACCTCCCGTGGATTGTGATACGTTTTCAAAAACCTCTATGAAGATATTACTAACGTCACGCAGGACTATAGTAATAGTTTCAAAGGCCTCGCTCATCAGGTCTACGATTTTCTGATTGCTCATAAAAGCCTCACCCAGTTTATCTACAACCTTCATAATAATGGCAAAGCCGGCTGCCTTCATAGCTAACCCTACTCCCTTGAAGCCACTCGCCACACCTTTGATAATCTTAACCAGCTTATTTTGTTGCTTGGCTGTAGATTTAGTCATAGCCGTAATCTGCTCTTGAGATTCTTTATTGGCTTGAGTCAAGTCATTTATAGCCCCTGTAAGCTCGTCAATCTTCTTCTGAGCATCCTTTATATCAGCACTAATTCTAATCGTTTCTTCGGTCATCTCTATTTGTTTTAATGGCTTGTTTCAACTCCGCCCAGGAGGTAATGAGCTTATACTTACCCAGGGCAACCGGGATATACTTACCCTTGTTCTCTACATAAGGCAGGACCTCTAAAATATCTTTTATCATTCGTTTAATAATTCTAAGTTACTCTCGCCTGTAAGCAGGTTAGTCGTAATGCTGTTTATCTTGTAACTCTGACCATTGACTACGAACCGATCTGCTAAGGTATAATTCAGTAAAATGCGCTGAGGTAAATAAGCTGTGAACTTCGAGATACGCCTGGCCTTATTAAAAACAGAAGATATGTAGTTATAATGATAATCGGCAAATAATGTATTCTCATTGTTAGTGAGCTCCCACTCGTCTACCTCTTGATAAAAGTTAAGCGAAGGCTGATTGGCAAAAGTCCCGACATTCATATTGCTGTTGCACGGCCTCCAATGATATAGATTCTGTAAATGACTTGTACCCTCATTATTCTCATCTACTTCATTGACAAAAGAGTAAGAGAAAAACCCACTACGCTGGAGGTAAAATAAAACCGGATTGCCTATAAATGATTCTTGATTATCATCTACGCAATACCCCCACAGGAACTGAGTCTGAGCCCCGGTATCTAAATTAACGAGCCGTTCAAACTTCATATGCTCAAAAGGAATCGTGTAATTGTAAATATCACCAGCAAAGACTGTACTGACATTGTTCTTGAAATCTTCCCGGCCCCATTCTTTTGCGAACAGCTGGCTGTGGACCGCAGCGAAATAAGTATCAGTCCCTTCGTAGGCGTAAGTGACCTCCCTAAAAGGTAGAGCAGCATTAACCTCGCTGGAATCAACCTTGATAAATGAACTAATATCATAAGAGGTCCCACCGGTGTAAAAGGAGTCCAGGGTCTTAACTACGATAACATCATCATCGTCTACGTACGCAACCAGGTTAAACATCTTAAATATGCCGGCCAGGAAATCCATTACTTTCATCTCAGGGATTTGCTGTGTTACCTTGAACTCGAATTGCTCAGGTAAATTCACCGTGCCTGTATTAAACGTATCCGTAAAAGGAGGATCGCCCTGAATCTCACCTTGTACCTCCCACTCA